TCAAGAGAATTTTTGGGTTTAGTATGAAGAAGATTCATAATCATTTTGTATGCGTTCAGCGGGTAAGAACCGTGAGGACCGTATAATCGGCTACAAAATTCGAATGAATCATCTATGATGTCATACTGTTTACACACTAGTCCCAGCTCTGCATACAGTAAATGGGCGTTGTCAACATAAGACTCAATACAGTCATCTCCGGCTGCAATAGTTTTCCTAGAGCCTATGAGATCTGCTACGCGAACCCTCATAAATGAGTTTCCACGACTAGTCTTTTGTTTGCCTGAATTGACTATACCGTCAAAGATAGGTGCCACCAAAACTCCGTCTGAGAATTGATAAACTGAGGAGGCTTCCAGAATAGCAGTATTTCGCATCAAGAGCTCCCATTGAGCGTTTGAATTAACACACAATTTTATCACTCCTTCTGCTTCATCTTGAATCATCCACTTCTTTACGCTCCAGTCCCATCCACTCATATCGGATCCTGCCATAGTTAAGCCACACTGCATGATATCATCGTATACAAACGAGTTATTTTCGTCAGAAAAACCAATTCCAGGCTTGCTGGGGATAGTTCTCCAATTGGCGATCTCGAGTTTGTACAGATGTCTTGCTAATAGCATTTCTATTATTTTATCAACGATAGAGACAGACATGATGAGACGTACGCGTCCTTCATCTAATTTTACCTGTGAATGGGGTTCGTTTTTAACGAAAACTCTCACTGGATCCATTAGTTGGTTATCAATTCTTTCCTGCCTAGACATTGCTTCCAATTCACTGGGAGAGACAGATAAACGTCTCTCCACCCGGTCTAGAACTATATCATTTAGTTCCTGTCCGAGGGTCCTGAAAAGTATGTCATTTCTGGTAGCAACAAAGGCATATGGAACACCTGGACTAGCTTCTGGTTTAATAACTAGTTTAAGTTCGTCTATAGCGGCACTCCATTTTTCTCTGTTGTACTTATTAAGATAATGGGGTAAAGAGTGTTTTAGATATTGAGGAAGCACTCTCTCATCTGATGCTGCGATGGAGGCAGCA